GTCTGACAACTGCGCCAGCGGCGAGCCTCCCACCACGTCCCACGTTGCATAGGGCAGCGCCGCTCCTTCCGGGGCCACCTTGGGCCAGAGCCGGATCGGATCGCCCAACTGCGCTCGCACAGGGGCACTGCCCTGCAGAATCGACTGGATCAGTGGAACCATCATTTCCAGCCCCTTGCCTTCATCAGCTTGTCGATCGCTGCTGTGGTCTCATCAATGATGACTTGCGCGGCCTGCCCGCCCTTGGCCTCGCCGGCCGGTGTCAGGAATGGCTTTGCGGCCATCCTTTTCGTACCGAACTCGAGGAAGCGCCAGTAGTAGGCCCAGCCGCTTTGTTCGTAGGCCTTGCCAGCGCGCCCGGACCGGTGGTTCCGCTTCGTGTTGGCGTACTTCGCTCGCTTTCCGGTGCGCACGCCTACGGTGTAGTACTCGCCACCTTGGCCTACCCCGGCCTTTCGACGGCTCTTGGCGCTGGCGCGCCGCACCACGATCTGCGATGCAAGGAAGCCGGTATCGCGGGCGACCCGGGCACGCGCGTCGTCGCGGATGATGTTCCCACCCTTCCGCATGCCGGTCTGGACCGCCTTGCCCTGCAGTTGCTTAGGCAGCTCTCGCAGTGAGGCGAGCAGCCCGTCCAGACCACGGATTTCCAAGGCCTCAGCCATCGTTCAACCCCGATACCGCCAAGACGGCAGTTTCGCTGCGATCGTTGCTGATACCAGCGCTCTTGATGTCGTAGATGGTGTCCCCTTCGACGATGCGCCATTTCGGATCCACCTTGCGTGCCAGCATGTCGAAGCGAACCTGCTCGCGGTATCGATCCGCGCCCGCTGCCACCGCCTCTGCGGTGGCGCTTAGCTGGTTGGTCTTCTTGGCCCACACCTCTACCACCAGTTCCCAGCGGACGGGCGCGTCACCGCCCAGCGGGTCCCGCTCGATCACCGGCCGCTCGAAACGGATCCTGTGACGCCGTTCACCTGCGTGGGTAGCCATCAGAACTGCTTCCTATACCAGAGCAGCCGCGATACCCCGAGGGCGATCTCAGTGCTCAGCTCGCCGGCGGCGCCGCGATTCTCGGCCCAGTGACCGACCATCAGCAGCACCGCTTGGCGCACGTCGGCGGTGAAGGCCATCTGGTCATCCGTTGCTGGATCGCCCTCAACCAATGTGCGGTCGCAGTGCATCTGCACATGAGCCAGCCCCGCATCGACGTAGGTCTGCAGCAACGCATCGCTGACCTCATCAACGATGCGGCACTGCTCCCGCACCAGGGCAAGGTCGAGGGCGATCGCCATTACTCCGCCTTCGCGCCCTGGGCGCTCTTCAGTGCCTCGGCCAGCTTGGCGACACCCCAGCGGCGATCGAAGGTGACACCGGCAGCTTCCAGCTCGGTGATCAGGGCGCCCTTTTCAGCCTCGGCCCCAAGCTCAGCCGTCGCGGGGGGTGCCGGTGCGCTCGTGGTCGTGATAATCCCGGTCGCGCCGGTGAGGGCTTCTACGCCGACGGAGGGTGCGCCCTCGCCTTCGTCGGGATCGGCGCTGGTGGTGGTCAAACCGACTACCTTGAAGTCGGCCGGTGCCGGCTGCAGCGTCACCGCCGGGCCGAGCTGGCTCGGGACAGGTGCGACGGCCGGTTTCGTCGAGGCGGGGGCCGCACCGCCCAGCTGCTGGACCAGGGCTTTCCCGATCAGCGTGTGTGCGTATTCGTTCTCGACGTTTTCGAACACCTGGCCAGCACGGGTGAGCGACACCTTGTCACCGTTCGTATCCGGGCCCAGCTTGTCCACGTCGCAGCAGAAGCCCCAGAGGACTTTGATTTTCATGTGCATGGATCTCCTGTTGGTGGTGCGGCCGCGGTCGCGGCCGTCACCACGGGGTGCAGTGGCTTAGGCGGCGGGCTTGAAGCGGCCCTTGACGAAGGCTTCGCGGCGACGCTTTGCCAGGCCCAGGCGCTCTTCGACCAGCAGCACGCGCTGGTTCTTGACGAAGTCGTCGTTGATCATGCCGACCTTGAACAGGAAGTTCATGCGGTCATAGATAGTCGCACCGCGCTGGAAGTTGGCCACCAAGAACTCGCCACCGGTGGTGGTGCCGTCGCCCTCGTCCATGCTGTCCGAGGCAACCACCGGGCGGCCCCAAAGGATCGGGGTGACGAAGCCCTGCAGGTTGGCGAACAGGTAGCGGTTCTGGCTGTCCTTCTCCAGCTCGATGTTCATCCAGTCCAGCTCGGTCATCACCGTGGCATCGGCCGACAGCTTGGACTGCTTGCGGACCTGGTAGATGGCGCGGCGCACCGTGTCGATGGAGGTATCGCTGGCCTTGGACAGGTCCTCATCGAACACGACGGCGTCGGTCATCAGGCCCGGCAGGTTGTTGCCCAGGCCGTCACCCTTGAGGATCTGCGCTTCCTCTTCCAGCTTGAGGTCGTACCGCAGCAGCTGCTGCAGGTAGCCGTACATCTGCGGCACGTCGTCCAGGGTTTCGTCGGTGACCGGAATCCAGACGGCCAGCTTCTTGACCAGGTCGGTCTTCTGCTCGAAGGTGACGTTGCTCTGCGGCTTGGCGCCACCCTCGGCCACCGGACCGGCGCCGCGGGTGTGCAGGAGCTCGCGGAAGTAGGTGTAGCTTTGCCCAGTGACGGAGATCGACGGGATCAGGTCGCGGATCCGCAGTTCCTGGCGCATGCCCGGCTGGATGGTCGGGTCGAAATTCGGCACGACGATACCGGCGCTGGTGACCGCCTTCACTTCCATGGCGGCCAGGTCTTCCTTCTTGAGCTCGATCTCGGCCGAACCCTTTTCGCGGCCCTGCAGCGCCTTGTATTCGCCGTTTTCCTTGATGAAGTCGATGAAGCCCTTCTTCTGGCCCGGCTGGTTGCCCAGCGCAACGCCCTTTTCTTCCATCTTCAGGACCTTGTCGACGACCTTCTGGATCTCGTCGGTGGCGGTCTGAATCTGGCTCTTGAGATCGTTGGTGACCTGGTTGCCCTTCTCGATCTCGGTGGAGGCGCTGTCGTACTTCTTCTGCAGGCCGGCAAAGCCTTCCTTCAGCTGCTTTTCGAGGCCTTCGCGGATCTCGTTGATGTTCTCAGGCATTAGTGAATTCCTTCAAAGATGGATTGGATGGAGTTGCCAAGCTGCTTCAGCTGTTCCACGGTCTCCGTGGCCGCAAGTCCACCGTCTCGGTGGATCGCGGGAAAGCCGAGTGAGGCGACCGCAGCCGCCTCCTTCTGTGAGAGCCCCATGCGCTCGCGCAAGGCGCTCTCGAAACTGCGAATGTCCGACTTCACACTGAGGACCTGCGCTTCCGGATTCATGCCGAAAGGAACGACCGAGGCCTCCCACAATTCGGCGCGCTTGATGACGCGGACGCGGCGCCCTTCGCGGGTTTCCACCGCGTCCTCGAGGGTGTTGAAGCCAACCGACATTTCATCGAGCGTGCCCTCCTTCATCAGTTCGTAGGCATCCCTTGCATAACTGACGTTGAGGTTGACCTTGCCCTTCAGCAGCAGCCCGTTGCCGTCCTGCTTGAACTCGGCATCGCCGATGAGCTGCGTCAGGTTGTGGTAAAGCGCCAGCCGCAGCCGGCCGGTGCGCGTGGTCTTCACCTTGACGAATGCACCCGGCAGAATCAGGTCATCGCCCAGGTCGATGTTGTTGAATACCGAGGCGTATCCTTCGAAGTTGCCCGATCCGTCAGCGGACTTGACCTCGAAGGGGCAGGCGTAGGTGCTAAGCATTTGCCGGATCTCCCGTGCTGTTGTCGTCCCCGACCGAGTCGGGCTTGTTGCTGCTCCAGCGGGTGACCTGGTTGTAATGCTCACCGGCCAGCACGGGCAGGTTCTCTTTCACCCGAACCTCGTTGATGCTCATCCAGCCGGAGCCGCCGGACCCACCCAAAGCGGTCTTGAAGTAGTTGCCCCGCGCAACGCTATCGGCCCGCAGCAGCCCCTCAACCACCGCCTCGACGAACATGTTGCTGTCGCCGAACAGCTTGTCGTTGAGTTCGCTCTCGATGGCATCCAGATAAGGCTTCAACCCGAAGGTGACGAAACCGCTGGTTTGCTGCTCAAGGTTCGACCCGAGCACGGACGTTGAGCGCGCCCGATTGGTGAGGTAGAGCGGGACGCCCCAGATGCCTGCCAGCGCTTCTTCCTGAAACTGCTGCGACTCGATGAACTGGCTGTCCTTCTGAGTCATGCCGGCCGGGGTGATCGTCGGACCACCCTGCAGGATCGCCATCTTGCCGAGGTCGTCCACGTCACCCTGCCGGATGTCCGGCAGCTTGGCCTTGATCTGCGCCTGCTGTTCCTTGGTCAGGAAGCCTGGATAGATGATGTACCCACCCGTGAAGCCACCTTTGCGCATGAAACGTGCAGACCAGTCCTGCGCCGCGCGGGCGAGCCCGATGGTTTCGGCCTGGCATTCGATCGGTGAGAGCCCAATGATTCCGTCCGGGCTGAACAGCTTGAAGTGCAGCATGTTGGTCGGCGATACCGGCGTCTCTTTGCCACCGATGTTCGCCCAGTAGAGCAAGCCGCCATCGGTGTCGATCCGGACGTTGTCGGCCGCGACGGGAATCAACCCAATCCACTCGTCATCGTCGTTGCGCTGGATGATGGCGAAGGCGTTCCCACGCAGCGCCATGTTCACCACTATGGCTTTGATCAGGTCCAGCCATTTGACGTAGGGGTTCGGCTTGGCCAGAAGCCGCAGGAGCCGACGGCGTTGCGGGCTGCTCCCCTTTACCAGAGAGCGGACGCCGTTGACATCCTCGTAGAGCTTCCAAGGCAGGCCCGAGGCCGATTCGCTCAGCACCTTCAGGCACGCCCATACGATGCTCACCGTGAGCGCCGTCTTGGAGGTCACGCGTACGCCGGCCTTCGTGCCCTTGCCGCCAACGGATAGGTCGACCTCGACATAGTTCCCAGTCACGGGGTCGTCGTAGCCGAAGAACCGCCAGCTCAACGGGTTATACCAGCGGAAGTTTGTCATCCGATCAGTCCAAAGAAGCCGTTTTCGAGGTAGTCATCAATGCCCCCGGCCTCTGCCGGCATGGCATGCGCAGCGCCGAAGGCCATGCACAGGGCCACCGCCGCATCGATCTTGTTCACAGAACGCGCCTTGGACAGCCAGCGGTTTTCCCACTTATCCGACTCGATGACGGCCGACATGATTGCCGACACCAGCACCGGGTTCCCCTTCAGCCGAAGCCGCCCCTCCAGCAGCGCCTCTTCGAACAGCCGCAGGGAGCCCGGCATCCACATCCCCTCGGGCGCGGGCAACCCCTGGTCCTCAGCCGCCTTCACTGCCACCTCAAGCGGCCTTCCCTTCTTCGTGCCGCCCTGAGGATGCTCGGCAAACGGCAGCGACAGCCCGAGTTCGATCACCTCGTCTTCGAACTTGCGGAACGCATACCGGTCGTAAGCGATGAGCTCGACCTGATAGTCCCGGTCGTACTCGGCCAAGGTCTGAGCCACATGCCGGAAGCTGATCGTCTGGCCCTGGGGAGCGTGCAGATGGCCGCCGTTGATCCAGGTCCGGTAGGGCAGCTTGTCGCGTAGTTCACGCGCCGCCACGGTGTCTCCGGGTGTCCACGCTTCCACCCACCCGTCATAGGTGGGTTTGCTGATCATCTGTTTCTGTCCATCCACTTCGACGGACACCTCGACGCTGCCGGTTTCCACGATTGCGCCGAGAGCGGTGATGTCCCGGGCTTGCGACAGGTCCAGGCCAAGGTAGACCTTGGATCCGTGGTGCTGTGCGGGATCGAAGTCGGCGAGCGCCGGCTCAAGGGTTGATCGAGTCATCCACGCCGTCTCCGCGTCGGTCCAGATGCAGAAATGAAGGCGGAGGATTCCGTTCAAGGAACCCGGGATCGCCTTCGCCTGTTTCACCAGGTCCGAGAGGTACTGTTCTGTGATGGTGACGCCGAGCAAAGGGTTGGCCTTTGCCCAGCACGTCGGGTCTTCCAGCGGGTCGTCGCCGTCGTCCAGCGCGCAGACGTAGCTGAAGGTCCGGTCGTCGATCGGCTCGCCCACGAACGTCGAGTCATTCACAGCGGCCGTGTGCCCGGCGGCGACCTTTACCGCGTGTTCGTGCTCTTCCCAGCACACCGACGTGCGATCGCTGCCGGAGTTGGTGATCATGAAGAGCAGCGGTTCGCGGCGAAATTTGAAGCCGCGCTCCAGCATTTCGATGATCTTGCGATCGGGCAGCTCGTGGACCTCGTCCACAAGGACGAAGAACGGCCGCGGCCCGGAGCCGGTCTTGCCGGTGTCGCGCGAGACCGGCCGGAAGAAGCTCTGGCTGGCCTGGTGCGCCATGTTGTACTCGCGCCCCTCGCCGCCGGCGAACTCCACGCGCTTGGCCAGCGCGGGGGACTGCTTGACCATCTTCACGGCATCGGCGAACAGGATCCCTGCCTGGTCCTTTTTGGCGGCAGCTG